CTTAGATCCTCATTATATGGGAAGTCTCAAAGTTGATATTCTTAGAAACACTACAGCAGGTTCTATACCAAATAGATTAGGTACAAGTATTACTGTTAAGTATCTAAGTCCTTTCTACGGAGTTACTAACCAAAATCATTCTAGTCCAAATGACGGTTATGCAGCAACACAAAAAAGTTATGGTATGTGGTTTGTTCCGCCTGATCCGGGAGCTCGTGTTCTTGTAATATTTGCAGAAGGTGACATATCTCAAGGGTATTGGATTGGTTGTGTACAAGACAGGCATATGAACTTTATGGTTCCAGATGGTCGTGCAAGTACATTTAATGTAACAGAAGGAACTCCAGATAATGTACAAGGACTTAAACTTCCAGTAGGTGAATACAATAAACTTGTTGAACGAGGTGAAGGCCGCGATCCTACAAAATTTAATAAACCTTATAATAAGGATTTTACACAAGTACTAGAAGTACAAGGCTTAATAAGAGATGAAAATAGAGGTACAACTACTACAAGTGCTAGACGTGAAGTTCCTAGCAGCGTGTTTGGAATTAGTACGCCCGGCCCATTAGATAAAAGAGATGGAGCTCCTAGAGGGTTGGCCAGCGGCCAAGGAAGTCAAAGCATATTTGTAAACAGACTTGGCGGTAGCTCGTTTGTAATGGACGACGGCGACAATACTCTTTTAAGAAAAACACACCCTAGTGAAGGTCCTCCAGATTACGCTAATGCTGAACAAGGTGAAACCGGCGGCGATAGAACAATATTGCATAATGAATTAATGCGTTTTAGAACTCGCACAGGGCATCAAATTGTAATGCACAATTCAGAAGATTTTATCTATATAGGAAATTCTCGAGGTACTGCATGGGTAGAACTTACTAGTGATGGAAAGATTGACATTTATGGATCTGATAGTATTAGTATTCACAGTGATGCTGATATTAATTTAACTGCCGACAGAGATGTCAATATTGAAGGCGGTAGGAATGTTAATATAAGAGCAAGTTCTAGATTTGAAAACTTCCAAGACGCAGGTGGGACAAGCGGTAATGTTCAAATAGAAAGCAAATATGATACTAATATTCTAGTTGAACGTAATATGAAAACTGATGTAAAAGGATATCAGGAAACAAAAGTTACAGGTTATCAAAAAACTCTAGTAGAAGGCGATATACATCATCATACAAATGCAAACTTTTATATTCTAGCAGATGCAGAAGGACACATTAAAGCAGTAGCAGGAATGTATGCAAGTTCTGATAATGATTTTAATATTGATGGAGCAACTGCAACTTACTTGCACTCAAGCGGTGGCCCTGTGCATATAAATGCAGGCGGCGGCAATGTTGAAGTAGACGGCAGCTCAGATATTAACTTAAATAGTGGATCATCTGGTACTGCAACAGCAGCAACAGATGCAGAAGATGCTACTGAAGTACAGCCATTGTACACACATAGCGTTCCTAAGATATTACCTGGAACACAAGCACCTAGTGATGCTCCTACTATTGTAAAACGTATGCCAAGTCACGAACCTTGGCCAGGACACGAAAACTTAGATCCTTTAGCAGTTAAAACAGAACAAACTGATATACAAAATACTAATCCTATACAAAATGGAACACTATTAAATTCTCCAGATACGTTTAGAAAAGGTCTTAATTCGGGAGTCTTTACAGGTGCAGGCGGCACAGCTACAAGTGGCGGCGCAAATGTAACTTCACAAAACGGTACTAGACCAGTAACAACAACTGGAAATCCAAATGCAGGATTCCCTCCAGCAAACTATTCGGCAGTTGGCGCTTATGGTAACTTGTTAGATGTCATTGGTAATGCAGAAAGTTCAGGTTATAACACTGTTTATAGCGGATCGAGAATTGCTCCTTATAAGCCAATTACAACAATGACAGTAGAAGAAGTTCTACAATGGCAGTCAGATAGCATCAGCGCCGGGTCTGCAAGTTCAGCAGCAGGACGCTACCAGTATATCAGGCAGACTCTAAACGGTTTAGTCAATGATGGTGTACTATCACGTACTGATATATTCAATCCTGCAAACCAAGACAAATTAGCTAGAGAATCTTTGCGTAGAAGAGGTCTAAACAACTTTATCAACGGAACTAAATCACTTGAAGCAATGGCCAAGAGTATTGCACAAGAATGGGCAAGTATGCCAGTGATTGCTAGAACACAAGGTCAGCGAAGAATTGTCAATGCCGGCGAAAGCTATTATGCAGGCGATGGTTTAAACAAGTCTCTAATTTCAACTACTGAGCTTGTTGCAGCACTAAATTCTGCAAGAGAGCAGGGCACAGTTTAAGGTAAATACGGTATGAGCACTTTAGAGAAAAATTTATATAAACGTATAAACGTTGATACTCCGCAGAGCAAACAAAGAGCCTCTGCAAGTACTACATACCGTTCAATTAGCACAGTTAATCCTGAAAGCGACGGGTTTAAACTGTACGACCTTGCTGTAATCAAACAAGATATTATTAATCATTTCCATATACGTCAAGGCGAAAAGTTAGAAAATCCAGAATTTGGCACAATTATCTGGGACGTATTGTTTGATCCTTTAACAGAAAACCTTAAAAGTGCTATTGTAGAAAACGTTGAGGACATTATAAACTACGACCCAAGAGTACAGGTTGATCAGGTAATTGTGGACGAATATGAAAGTGGAATACAGATAGAGTGTGTATTAATATATCTAGAATATAGCATTGCCGAAACTATGCGTTTGCAGTTTGATCAAGACAACGGTTTGCTTTCCTAAGTTATATACGCACATTATAATTTTAATAAATACATTATAACGAGGAAAGCACATGTCAGCAACGGATAGACAGAATAGATTATTAGTTGCAGAGGACTGGAAACGAGTATACCAGACCTTCCGCAACGCAGATTTTCAATCTTATGATTTCGACAATTTACGTCGAACAATGATCAATTATCTAAGGACTAATTATCCTGAAGATTTTAATGACTATATCGAGTCTAGCGAATACTTAGCACTAATCGACCTAATCGCTTTCCTAGGTCAAAACCTTGCTTTCCGTATTGATCTAAATGCTCGCGAAAACTTCCTTGAACTTGCAGAACGCCGTGAAAGTGTACTGCGTCTTGCACGTTTGCTGTCTTATAATCCTCGTAGAAACCAAGCAGCAAACGGTCTACTAAAATTTACAAGTGTTAGCACTACTGAGGAACTTATTGATTCAAACGGTCGTAACTTGCAAGGACAAAGCATTCTTTGGAATGACAGCACAAACTCAAATTGGTATGAGCAGTTTATTAAAGTACTAAACACTGCACTACCTGTAAATGGAGTGTTTGGCCGCCCAAACAAAAAAGATACTGTAGCAGGTATTGCAACTGAACAGTATCGTGTTAACGGTGTGAACACAGATGTTCCTGTTTATGGATTTGATAAGCCTGTTGAAGGTCGTTCAACGCCTTTCGAAATTGTTTCAACTGATGTAGTAGATGGTGATATTTCTGAAGAACCACCAGTTCCGGGTAACAACTTTGCTTTCCTTTACAGAGATGATTCTCAAGGACCTGGCAGTTCAAACACAGGATTTTTTGCACACTTTCGCCAAGGTACACTAGAAAATGGGCAGTTTAGTGTTACACAACCTGTACCTAATCAAACAGTAGCAATTGATGCAACTAACATTAACAATACTGATGTTTGGCTTTACAAGTTAGATGCTAATAATAACGAGTCAGAGTTTTGGACTAAAGTTGATGCTATAGAAGGTAACAATGTTATCTATAATAGTCTTAATAAGAAAATCCGTGATATTTACAGTGTATTAACTCGTGTAGATGATCGTATTAATATAATTTTTAGTGATGGTGTTTTTGGTAATTTACCAAAGGGCAGTTTCCGCACATATTATCGCACTAGCGAAAATAGAAACATGGTAATTACTCCTACAGCACTAACAAATATTTCTATCACTATTCCTTATCTAAGCAAAGCAGGTAGAGTGCATGAACTTACAATCACAATGGCACTGCAATACACAGTATCAAATGGTTCTACTAGTGAAACTAATCTAAGTATTAAACAGAATGCTCCTGCAACATACTACACACAGAATCGTATGATTACTGGCGAAGACTATAACGTTGCACCTTTAGGAGTAAGTCAAGAAATTGTTAAAGTTAAGAGTGTTAACAGAACATCTAGCGGTATTAGTCGTTACTTTGATCTAATTGATTCAACAGGAAAGTATTCTAATACTAATCTTTATGGCAATGACGGTGTATTATATAAAGAATACACTACTGATAAAACTAGTTTCACGTTTAAAACACAAACAGACATTGAAGGTGTTATTGTTAACACTATTGAGCCAATACTAGACAATAAAAGACTAAGTCATTTTTATCTTGATAAGTTTTCTAGAATTTTAACTTTTGACCTTTCTGTGTCTTGGAAAGTAGTTTCAAATGGTACAAACACATATACTGGATATTTTCAAGACGCTGACGAAACACCATTTAATGTTGGCACATTTACTACCAATAGTTTAAGATATGTTGAAATTGGAGCATCTGTTAAATTTGAAGCACCTACTGGTTATTATTTTAACGAAGACAATGATCTAGTTGTAGGGTCTGCAAGTTCTACACCGGGTGCTAAAACTTATATTTGGACAAAAGTTATTGCAGTTTCAGGTAATGGAGTATCTACTAACATATCGGATACACTAGGTCCTATTGCACTTGCAGATAAAGTTCCTGACGGTGCTATACTAGTTCAAATTCGTCCACGTCTAGCAAATAGCCTATTAGACGATGTTAAGATTGAAATTATTGACCAAGTATTTGCTTACAACGATTTTGGTTTAAGATATGATGATAACAAAAGAATATGGCGTTTAATTAAGGCTTCTAACCTAGATAAAAGAAGTGAATTTGGTACTGGTTTTGCAGGCGATTTAACTAACAAAAACATTGACGCTAGTTGGATAGTTCTTTTTGAAACTAATGGAGAAACTTATACAGTTACATATCGCGGACTTCGTTATGTATTTGAGAGCGATAACGAAATAAGATTTTATTACGACAGTAGCGATAAAATTTATGATTCTAAAACTGGTAAAATTGTTAAAGATAAAATTTCTGTTTTAAGTATTAATACACAACCTAACTTAACTGTTCCTTATACTAGAG